CTTCGCCCTTCTGGACATCGCCACCCGTAACGACTACGACGCTCCGTTCGAGCTCGCGTTCCACTTCGAGAACGACGGCGAGAAGCGACGTGGCGGCAAGCAGAAGGCGTCGAAGATAATCCTTGACGAAGAGTTGGTTGCCATGATCGACGACGGGCACGAAGCTCGCGCCGCCATGCGGCCCCGGTATCTGCCGATGGTAATGCCGCCTCTCCCTTGGGTTGAGAAGGGCGACGTACCGGGTGGATACCTGTGCATCCGCACGCCCTTTATCAGCAAGCCGACTCCCGAGCAGACATCAGCACTCAAAGCCGCCAACCTGACAGAAATCTACGGGTGCTTGACCGACGCATCGGCTACCCCGTGGCGTGTCAACGACCGCGTGCTCGCCGTCCAAGAAGCCGTTTGGGAGTCAGGCGGCGGCGACCTTGGTATCCCACTACGCGAGGATCCGCCCAAGCCGCCCAAGCCCGAAGGCTACAACGCCGACGCTCCCCGTGGGCATCGCTGGGATAAGGTGCCGACCGACATCGAGAAGGCTTGGCGCCGAGAGGCCGTAGAGCAGCACCGAGCAGCACGCAAGCTCAAGTCCGACCGCAAGACCTGTGGGAATCGCATCGGCATCGCCAAGCAGTTCGCAGGCGAGACGATCTACTTCCCGCACCAACTCGACTTCCGCACCCGTGGCTACCCCATCCCGCTCTACCTTAATCACCAGGGCGACGACGTGTGCCGTGGGTTGCTTGAGTTCGCCGAAGCCAAACCATGCGACTCTGACGAGGCTTGGGAGTGGTTGCACGTTCACGCCGCCAACTGCTACGGCTACGACAAGCTCCCATTCCATGAGCGCACCGCGTGGACCGTCAGCGTTGAAGCCCAGATCAGGCAGACGGCGGCAGACCCATTGAACATGATTGGTTGGTGGGGCATGGCGGAGAAGCCGTGGCAGTTCCTAGCCGCCTGTTTCGCCATCGTCTACCCCGACGCAGCCGCGCGCATCCCGATCCAGAAGGACGGCGTTTGCAACGGGCTACAGCAGTACGCCGCCATGCTCCGCGACCCAAGGGCGGCGGCGGCTGTGTCCATGATTCCCAGCGATCGCCCTGGTGACGTCTACACCACCGTAGCCGGCGTCACAGTTGATCGCATCGCCGCCGACGCCGACAGTGGCAACCCGACCGCCAAGCGGCTGCTAGGCCTTGTAGGCCGTGGCGTGGTCAAGCAAACCGTGATGACGACGGTGTACGGCGTGACCGTCATCGGCGCCCGCGACCAACTTCGCGACCGACTGGCCGAGAAGGGCCTGAAGGGACAGGAGCTTTACGACGCCAGCAAGTACCTACAGGGCGTGGTGTTCGAGTCCATCGGCACCGTGTGCGAATCGGCGACGAAGGCAATGGCGTGGATCCAAGAGTGTGCCAGCCTGATCGCCAAGAAGGGCGAACTCGTCAGGTGGACGACGGAGCTTGGGTTCCCGGTAGTCCAGCCGTACCGCCGTGGCAAGACCATCAGAGTACGGTGCAAGAGTCTCCGCCTCATCATCAAGGACGGACGGGTAGTTGATTCGAAGTCTAAGGACCAGAAGCCCAAGGGTGCCGTGCATTGCCACGGCGGCAAAGTACGGGTCGCTAGGCACCGCAACAGTGCGGCGCCGAACTTTGTCCACTCCGTCGATGCCTCCCACATGCTTATGACGGCCAGGGCGTGTGCCAAAGCCGGCGTCACGTTCGCCGCCGTCCACGATTCCTTCTGGACCCATGCGGCCACCATTGGCCAACTTGACCGCATCCTACGCGAGCAGTTTGTCGCTCTGCATACCGAACCGCTCCTTAACAAGCTCCGGAAGCAATGGCTCAGGCAGTACCCAGGCATCGACTTCCCGCCCGCTCCCGAGGTTGGCGACTACGACGTAAACAGCGTGTTGACAAGCACTTACTTCTTTTCGTAATCCGTTCGTGGGGTTTCTTCCTCACGCTTGGGTATAGTATACAGGGGGATTAAGGGGGAGGGCATAAAGGCAGGGTGAACCCTGAGAGCGGAGATGGCGGCGTGAGCGAGTGTGGCGGAGGTGGCGAAGATAGCGACTGTAGCGCCTTAGACTCTATCTACTACGAACCGCAACAAAAACCTAACAGGATTCATGTTTGGTTCTCGGTAGGTTCGCCCAACACGTTCTCCATGTCAGCCGTCATACGACGGCTGACTGACTTTCCGTACTCCCATGTTTCAGTCGGCTACGACGGCGTAGTGCTCGACCCGTCGAAGCGTGGTAATGCCCTGTGGCCCGTCTCGTCTTTCTTGATGCACTACCCGACGTCGTGGCGTTTCAGCTTCCGTGTTCCAGGTTCGCCGTGCTTCGAACGTTTCGCCCTTGGAGATTCGAAGCCGTCAGGCTGGCACAAGCTGGCGTACTGGCTCGCCCCACGGGTCTTTCCACATGCTGACGACTCGGGGTGTGTCCAGACCGTCCGGCTCGCCATGACGAACGCAGGTGTCAAGGTGCCCATGCTCGTAACCCCAGGAGACTTGTACCGCTGGCTCGATGCACGCGGTTTCCCCAATGGCCCAACTCAAAGAGCACGACGCCAAGATGCTCAAGCTGGTACTCGACAAGATGCGAGAGCTCGCACCCGAGCGGCAGCCTGAGCCAGAATCGCTAGTGACAGAAGCAGGTAGGTTGGCATACGCACGTGAGTGCGGCGCAACCGACCTTGTGAAACGAGTAGCAGCAGCACTCAAGCAGAAAATGGGAGGTTGATCGTGGGTTTCCTTGCACCGTCCGCTCCCGAGATTCCCAAGCCGCCTCCCATCGCACGCACGCCGATCGGCGACATCAAGGCCCTTGCGGCCAATGACGCTCGCCTTGCTCTGCTTTCCCGTGGTCCCAAGGTGGACCGTTCCAGTCTCGTAATAGACCCAGCAGTGCCTACGCCTGACGGCGGTGGCGGGGTCAACACGTACTGATTTTTCAGTGATGCAGCGTTGGATAAGCAGCCTCCCCGACTAGAAAGACTAGCGGGGGGGCGATCATACTTTTGGAGACGAGTTGTCCGACAAAGAGGGTCCGATTGCCCAGCAGTTCCACGCCGACGATATGGATCGCCAAACGATCCTGCAACGCGCTCGACTCTGTGCCGCTCTCGCCGACCCCGCACTGCTTCCTCCCAAGGACCAGAGCGAAGATCAGAAGTTGCCCGAGAACTACCAGTCGGTAGGCAGCCAGGGCATGTTGAACATGGAAGGGAAGATGCTAACCGCACTTTTCCCGGTTGGAGCCCCGTGGTTCCACCTGCAAGTCGCTCCCGAGATTCGCTACGCACCCGACGTTGACACCGCACAGATTCAGACTGCCGATCAGGCGTTGTTTCTCCGCGAGTTGGCGATGCAGTCGGTGCTTGAGTCGGCGAATCTTAGCGGATCCGGCGACCGTGGCGGCAAGATTGGGTTCCGTACCGCTAAGCGGATGGCACTCGCACAGATTCTTGTCACCGGCGAGACGCTTGAACAGTTGACGGACGACTACCGCCTCAAGGTATTCGGGCGTGACTCCTACGTCACTCGCCGGGATCCATGCGGCGACGTGATTTACCACATCGTCAAAGAGACGATCGACCCTCTCTCACTCTCGCCCAAGGTGTTGGCCAAGGCCGCTCTTGAACCCGAGAAGTTGAGGAAGAAGGCCGTTAAGGAACGACTGGTAGACCTCTTCACTCAGGTTGAGTGGATGCCGATGGAGCGTCACTGGCGAATCCGTCAGGAGATCAACGGCAAGCGAGTTGCACAGGCGATCGAGACGATTAGCCCGTACTTCTGTACGCCGTTCAGGCTCGCTCCCAAGGAGCACTACGGACGCGGCTTTATCGAACTCAACCTCGGCGACCTCCGCACTCTCAACGAGTCGGAGCACCGCCTACTTGAGTTGTTGAACCTGATGAGCCTTGGCATTATCGCCAAGGACTACAGCAGCGAGACTCGCGACGAGGACTTGAAGAAGGAATCGGGCCGCGTTATTCAGGCTCGCGTCCAGGGCGGCAAGCTCATGGACGTTGCTCTTGTCAAGTTCGACGGCGTGAACGAGGCCCGTGCTCTCAGCGTCAGCATCGAAGTCAAGACCAAGCGGCTGGGTAAGGCCATGCTCATGGAATCGGACTCGGCGCCCACTGGCGAGCGAGTCACGGCCTACCAGATCAGCCGCATCGCTCAGGAGCTTGAGGGCATCCTTGGCGGAGCCTACACGCCCATCGCCGACATGCAGCAGCAGCCGTTGATCCGCAGGCTTGAGTATCAGATGGTAAGGGACAGGCTGTTGCCGCCGTTGCCCAAGGGCATCGTCAAGGTCAACACACTTACGGGTGCAGCCGCGATCGTGCGTGCCGCTCGCCGTGGCGGAGTTGTCAATCTCGTACAGGCCGCAGTCGCACTTGGCCCCACCGTCATCGCTCGCATCGACGAGGCCGTTCTGTTGAACGTGCTCGCCCGCTACGAGAACATCGACGAACCGGGCCTCATCAAGTCCGACGCCCGCATGGCTCAGGACCAGAAGGCCGCACTCGGCGCCCAGGCCGCACAGCAAGCTATCGAGCAGGCTGTCAAGAGCACGGGCGCGATCGCAGAACAGAAGGCATCGCAGGGCAACGCCCTAGCTGCTTAACACATCCCCGGAGACATCATGCCCGACCCAGTTCCCCCCGTGACGCCCGTTACTCCCCCGGCAACTCCCGAGTCCGTCGTTCCTGCAAAGTTCAAGAACGCAGACGGCACACCCAATGTCGAAGCGCTCGCCAAGAGCTACATCGAACTTGAGAAATCGAAATATGGGAATCCCAGATCGGAGACGCCGGCCGATCCGCCCGTTGAACAGCCCGAGGGCCTAGCCCTCACGCCAGATGCACCTAACGCACTGGCGAATCTGTTGACCGTCGAAACGATCCTCAAGAAGTCCGGCCTCAAGGCCGAGGACTTGCAGAAGCAGTGGAGCGAGCACGGCGAACTGACGCCCGCTCAATACTCCAAGTTCGGCCTCGCAGGACTGTCCAAGGAGTTGGCACACGAGCTTGTCGGCGGCATTGCTGCCAAGGCTCAGCTTCGCACCCAGAACGAGGCGGCTGCCCGTGGTCAGGCCGAAGTCATCGCAGGCGGCAAGGATCAGCACGAGACGCTTCGAGCGTGGGCCAAGGCCAACTGGTCGCCCGCCAAGCTCAACGGTTGGAAGAATCTGGTAGAAGCCGATCCGTCCAACTACATCGACATGGTGCGAGCGATCGCGGGCGACTACGCCGCCAAGAACGGCGACAAGTCCGAGCTCGTTAACGCCGAGAGCGTCGCTACAGACGGAGCCAAGCCCGCCGAGAACTCGAAGGAGTTTGCCAAGTTGCTCAAAGCCGCTAACGGCGGAGACGCAGCAGCGTGGGCACGCATCAACGCAACGTCGCAGGCCACGATCAACGGCTGGACCAAGTAAACCCCCAGGAGACACAAGTTGTCGATTCAGTTTTCCCCAGAGCAAGTTGCCATTCTTGACCAGTTCGACGCCGAGGTTCGGTTCCCCAGCGTCGCCGAGACGTACAAGGACAATCCGATCCCCGGTGGCGTCCCCGTCATTGATGAGAAGAAGTCCAAGTTTGTAGGCGTCTATTGCGAGATCATCGACAAGACCGTGAAGGGCAACCCGTACATCCGCGTGCGTGGCGCCGATCGCACAGACGCACTCGCCAAGGCCCTTGAGAACATCGTCGGTGCCACCAAGCCGATGACCAAGGCGCAGGCCGCAGCCGCAGAAGCCACAAAGGCTGTCATGCAGTCCAAGGACGACGAGATCGCCCAGTTGCGGAAGCTGCTTGAAGAGAAGGGCATCGAGGCCCCGCCCAAGCTGGCAACTCCCGTAGTGGAGCCGCCCAAGCAGGTAGTTGCACCGCCCAAGCCCACGATCGCACGCAAGGCCGTGAACATTCCCGGCCTTCCCACAGGTTCCAGTTGACGAAGCATGACTCAGTGCAACAAATGCAACGAGCACAAGGACAACTCGGACTTCTACAAGAGAAGTGACAACGGAGAGCCGCAACAGCCATGCAAGGGGTGCCGGCGAGCCGAAAGCACAAGAAAGAGAAATCTTGATCGCCAAAGGAATCCAGAAAAATGGAAGGCAAGAGAACGAAACTCTCGCCTGAAATCTGTCTACGGGATCACCGCCGAAGATGCCAAAAAGCTTTGGGAGCATCAAGGTGGCAGATGCGCCATCTGTGACGTTCCCATTGAGATTCGCAAGGCGAGAATAGATCACGACCACGGTACTGGACAGGTGCGTGGGATTCTTTGTGATAAGTGCAACATCGCGATCGGGATGCTTGGAGACGGAGTAGATGGATTAACAAGAGCTTTGGCGTACGTGTGCAGCAGCGCCGCCATTGTTTCGACGAATCGAAATGTATCGGCCGACACGCCAATAACACGAGCCTCCAATCGAGAGGCTTAACACATACTCAAGTGCGGCGTCAGATACTAGCACCGCTCAGCCGAAAGGCTGGGTTGTGCTTTAGGTTCTCAATGAAGGTGCCGAGGTCCCCGGTTCAAATCCGGTCACGCCAGTTCGCTGGCGTGTAGCTCAGCTTGGCAGAGCGCGGCAGTGGTAGCTAGTAATGGTTGCTAGGAGAGGTTGGCGGAAACGCTGGCCGAATCCTTTTGTTTCCGGTTCCGCGATAGGCACGCACCCTCCGGGGCAGCGACCGTCGCAGTCTCAGCGTAGGCAGCCCCACGGCAGAGCGGACAACTCGTAAGAGCCCGCGACAGCACAGGACAACTCCGAAGCAAGGCGACCGGGTGTTCGACACCCATCTCTTTTCGGAGTTCTCAATGTCCGCTGTTAATGCCCCCAAGTTTCTTGATACGACCGCTGGGGATCAGGCCCTTGCTCTCAAAATGTACTCCGGCCTCTTCCATGAGGCGTGGCGTCAAGCTGTCTATCTCTGGGATGACCAGTCAGGCGTGATCGAACGTCAGACTGTCGATGCCGGCAAGTCGTGGCAGTTCTTGCAGTTCGCCGACGTGCCCGACGCTGAAGAGTTCAACCCCGGCGATGAAATGCTCGGCCAGTCGTACGCCATGACCGAGGCGACGCTGACTGCCGACACGTACTTGGTCGCACACAAGTACATCGGGCGAGATCAGATGAAGATTTCGCACGTCAACATTCTGCCCAAGCTCTCCAAGGCCAACTCTCGCAAGATCGGCCAGAACTACGACAAGCGCATGTTCTCGATCGCCTTCCAGGCGGCACGAGCGGCGGCTGTTACCAAGAACGGGTTGACCGTCCACAACGGCGGCAACCGCGTCACTCGCTCCGGCACCGCCGCAGTCGCCACCGCTTACCCGGCGTCGGCTACGGGCGCCGCCAACTTCCGAGCCGACTTGCGTTCGCTCGCTCAGAAGATGGACGAGGACTCCATTCCGCAGGACAACCGCAAGCTGTGGATGACGCCGTACATGCGGACGGTGTTGCTCTACGACACCACCGCCCAGGTGTTCAGTTCTGACTACGTTCAGGGCGACTCGGCCGGCAACAACATCGCGACTCGCGAGATCAAGAAGGTCGAAGGCTTCACCGTCGTTGACTTCCCGAACACCGTTACCAACGGCGGGCCGTTCCACGACGCGAACGTGACGACCTACACGCAGTCGAAGTACAACGCCAACTTCTCCATCGGCGCGTCCAACGGTACTCCCGTTGCTCTCGCTCTGGTTAGTGGCCCGGAAGGCCAGGCCGCGATCGGCGTTGTGACGTTCGAGACGGTGCAGCACATCGTCAAGTACTTCGACGAGAAGATGTCCTGGCTGGTTGCGTCGTTCGTGCTCATGGGCGCGTCGCAGCTTGAGCCGTACTGCGCGGGCAGCGTCGAAGTCATCGTGTAACCAGTACACCGAAAGCGCCTATGGCCGCAAGGCTACGCGATAACTCTTTCGGTTTTCCTTTGGCGTCTCTGGGAAGGGCGGGTGGTACTTCGGTGCCACTCGCCCTCTTTTTCTGATCTCTCCCCTCACATGAGGTTTTCTCTCAATGGCAACTGATTATCTGGTTTCTACGCAGGCGACTCTCGGCCTTCAGGCCGCGAACACGCTCGCCCTTGAATCGCTGACTGGCGTTTCCATCAGCGGCACGCAGGTTACGGGTGGAATCCACCTGACCAAGATCAAGTTTTCGGCGTACACGCCCACCATCACTGACGCTCTTTCGTACTTCGGCGTCAAGCTGTTTACCTTCCCGCTCGGCGAGATTTGTTTCTTGGCCGCAGGCGGGTCGCTGACGTTCACCACGACCTCCACTCTTTCGTCTACGTTGAACGCCAGCGTGACGTGCGCGTGGGGCCTTGGTTCGGCGGCTGCGTCGAACGTCACACTGTCGTCCACGATGGTCAACATCGTCGGCAGCACGGCGTTTACGTCGTCCGCGACGATCAACGTTGCCAACACCGCCACGACCGGCGTGCTGGCGGTCCCGATCAACTACAACGGCACGGCGACCGCTTGCCCGTGCTACTTCAACATCGGCATCCCGACCAACACCGACATCGACGGCGATGCCACGGTGGAAGTCAACGGCGAAGTCACGATCGCGTGGTTCCGCGTGTTCACGATCTAATCGCAACTTCACATTCAACTCAGGGGCACTCGAAAGGGTGCCCCTGTTTTTTAGGAGAGACGCATGAATCGACTTCGCAGATGGATCAGCGTGTGCGGCATGGCGATCGGTTTCGGCTTGATCGTCAGTTGCACAACCGCCCGTGTTCACAGTAAGACCATCAAGGCTGACGGATCATCTACCGACCGATCCGCCAGTGTCGCCAGTCTCAACGGCGAGACGGTCGGATCCATGCTCGACCTTGGCAGCGACATCGTGACGAAGTACGGCGGCTTGCTGGCAGGGGGGGGGGGACCGTCGGGGCGGGGGGTGGGGGAGGGGGGCCGGCGGCGCGCACGCCACACAGGACATGGGGCAACCGCGCGAGAGCTGCAGCGGGTAGTCGTCGGGCTCGAAG